AACTAAAATCTAAAACAAATGGTAAACTCATCATCAAAGAATATCCAACTGCATCTGCACATAGTGGACACTTTCGTGCTTTGTTGAAAGAACTTGCACTAAAGAAATCATTTGCCCCAGACATTATCTTTATCGACTATCTGAACATCTGTTCTTCTGCACGATTTAAAGGCAACGCAAACGTTGGTTCTTACTTCTACATCAAGGCGATTGCAGAAGAGTTGCGTGGACTGGCGGTTGAAACAAATGTTCCTATCATGTCTGCAACTCAAACCACTCGTGGTGGTTATGCAAACTCTGATGTTGGACTAGAGGACACTTCAGAATCGTTTGGCCTACCAGCCACTGCTGATCTAATGTTTGCTTTGATATCAACTGAAGAACTTGAACAGTTGAACCAGATTATGGTGAAGCAATTGAAAAACCGTTACAATGATCCAGGCACTAATAAGAGGTTTGTGGTTGGTATTGACAGAGCAAGAATGAAGTTATATGATTGTGAACAGGACGCACAGGATGGAATCACTGATAGTGGACAAGAAGATGATACTCCAGTATTTGACAAGTCACGAACTGCTTCATACGACAAATTTAACGACATTAAGTTCTAAAAACAAAACTGTTGACAGTTCCCAGATACTCAAGTATTATAAATAGAATGGTAATAATATTTGTTTAAATGGGAAAAGTGCAACAATGCAGAGTTTTAATCAATTCCTCACGGAAGCAGTAAAAGCAGAAGATTATGAAGCCGCCATCGTTATGGGGTGGTATGAACTTCATGATAGAGAACTAGATAATAAGTCTGGTATTTCTGCAAAGACTATTGCTACACTGGAAAAGAACCCTCAAGTCTTAGAGTCTGGTAAAAGGATTGCAGAGTATATTCTGAAGAATAACTCTAGTCTTGCAGGCGCACAAGCAGAACAATATGGACGTGCATCAACCAAACTTACAAAGTTTTGGACTTCATATGGTGCATCAAACAAAACTCCTAAGACAGACATTTTAATTGGTAACATGCGTTTCTCTTTGAAGATTGGCATGGCACAACTTATGTCTGGTGGTAAGGCAGAGTCGATGGCAACATTCTACGCTGCACTAAAGAATTCCCAACAAACACTATCTGAAGACCCACAGTTCCAAAAAGTAAATCAAATTTTGGAATCTTTTGTGGAAGCATCTCTAGCGCCCGGCCAGTTGCGTGGTATAATCAAGTCTGGTGAAAACGAAGTTGTGAACGCTGGTGAAGCGGCACACAAACAGTGTATGGCAGAGATGGGTAAACTATTCGAACAGTCTCGTGAATTCAAAATTGCATTTGCTCGTGAAGCAATGTCTGGTTTTGAAAAGTTTGGTGAGAACGCAGACGCTGCCGCAGAGTATATGTTGGTTGCATCACATGACGGTTCTAACGTAAAGATTAAGAGTGTATACGATGATGAGTATTGTGCATCTATCGCTGATAAGATGAAACTACAGGCACGATTCAAAACATCATCTCGTAAACTCAAAGGACAAAAGACAGGAGAATATAACTTCTGGAGCGTTATCTCACTTATCGTTGATGCGATGGATGAAGATATCGAAGCATATAACAATGGAGAAATTCTCACTGAGATTCGTTTCTTCAAAAACCTCACTGCAAAGGTAAAAGGATTTTTCAGTAAAACATGGAAGAAGGCATCTGCATTCTTCAAAAAGGGTGCATACTCTATGATGAAGTTTTTGGGTGCAGAACCCGATGTAGATCATAAGAAGGATATCACCTTTGATTAATTTTAGTTCATTCATAAAGGAAGATAAGGGCGGTAAGAACCTTCACCTAGAACACATTGAAGATGAGATTCTCAACTTTGGTGTTGATGGTGGACGTGCCGCAATTAACTTCATTCAGTCACTTAGAGATATGTTGGCTGGTGCATCTCGTTCATCTGTAAATATGACTGTAAAATGGGACGGTGCGCCAGCAATTTTCGCTGGAATTGATCCATCTGATGGTAAGTTCTTTGTTGCAAAGAAATCAGTATTTAATGTAAGTCCAAAACTATACAAGTCAAATGCAGATATTGATGCAGACACTTCTGGTGATTTGAATGCAAAGTTCAAAGTTGCACTTGCAGAGTTTCCTAAGTTGGGAATCAAAGGTGTTCTACAAGGAGACTTGATGTTCACTGACTTGGAGAGTGACACCATTGATGGAGTAAAGTATTACACATTCCAACCAAACACTATTGTCTATGCAGTTCCAGTTGACAGCGACTTAGGCAAGACTATGAACAAAGCAAAGATTGGTGTGGTGTGGCACACCACATATGAAGGTGATGAACTCCAATCTATGAAAGCAAAGTTTGGTGCAGATGTTTCTAAACTAACAAATACGTCTAGCGTTTGGATGGATGATGCAACTTATAAAGACGTTGCAGGCAAGGCAACGATGACAGACAAGGAAACTGAAGTCGTAACTAAACATCTATCAATGGCTGGAAAGACATTCAGAAAAGTTAATTCGACATTACTAAAAAGTTTCTTGAATATTCAAAACAACAGTTTTGGTTCTGGTAAACTAGCTGGTGCATCACTCAAAACTTACAATAACAGTAAAGTGAGACAAGGTGAAAAGATTTCAAATCCTAAAAAACATGCACAAGGTTACTTAAAGTGGGTTGAAGATAATTACAATAAAAATATTGATAAACTAAAAACTCCTGCTAAAAAAGAAGAATTAGAAGTTCAGAAGAAAGAGATGTTGCGAGAACTAAAGAAACATATAGTAAATCTTGGTAACATTATTGAATTCCAAAACCATATTGTAGAAGCAAAGATGGGTATTGTTAAGAAACTAAATAGTGTTAAGCAATTGACTGATACCTTTATTAGAACTTCTAATGGGTTTAAAGTAACTAACCCAGAGGGATTTGTTGCAATTGATAGAGTATCTGGTAATGCAGTCAAACTAGTAGACAGAATGGAGTTTAGTTTCAACAACTTCACTGCAATCAAGGCGTGGGATAGATGAAGACATTTGACGAATTGATGGTTGAACTTACAGAACGTAAGGCAGTCAGTCTTGCACAAAGACGCAAGATGGCAATTCGTATGCGTAAGATGATGAAGAATCCAGCCGTTCAGGCAAAGATTGCAAGAACTAAAAAGAAACTTGCAGGCGATGATAAGATTAAGAAACGTGCATTAAAAACTGCAAAACAAATTATTATTCAAAAGTATTCTGGAATGGACAAGGCGGCATATATGTCTCTTCCTATTCAACAGAGGCTAGAACTAGACAACAGAATTGTATCAAAGAAACAAGCAGCAATACAAAAGATTGCAAAAAAACTTATGGTAAAATTAAAGAAGGCGGAGTTGGAACGATTGAAACAAGCACGCTCAGGGGGAAGTGATAAATGAAAAAGTTTTCAGAGATAATGGAAGCCCGTGGGAAAGTGGCAGTATTTACTTTTGGTAGATTTAATCCACCAACTACTGGACACGAAAAACTTATTATGAAAGTTGCCTCTGTTGCGAAATCTAACAGAGCAGACTATTTCGTGTATCCATCACATTCTCAGAATGAACTAAAAGACCCTTTACCGCAGTCTCTCAAAATTGCATATATGAGAAAGATGTTCCCAAAACATGCTAAGAACATCATGGCTGCAAAAGAAAGAACAGCAATTGATATTGCGGTTGCATTACATAATAAAGGATACAAGTCTATTATTATGGTTGTTGGTTCTGATCGTGTTCCAGATTTTAAGAGTCTGTTAGACAAATACAATGGTGTTCAAGCAAGACACGGTATCTATGACTTTGAGAGTATTGAAGTTGTATCGGCAGGTGAACGTGACCCAGACGCAGAGGGTGTCACTGGTATGTCTGCATCTAAAATGAGAGCAGCTGCATCTGCAAATGATTTTGAAACATTTAAACTTGGATTACCAAAAGGATTCAAGGACGCACAAAAATTATTTAACGACATTCGTAAGTATATGGGTGTTAGAGAGTCTTTTGTTAAACACGAAGAAGTGTTGACAGAAGAAGACGTATTTAGAGATTTATATGTTCGTGAAGAAATCTTAAATATCGGTGATGAAGTTACAGACGCATACACTGGTGTTACAGGTAAAGTTATTCGTAGAGGAACAAATTATGTGACCTTTATGGAGGCAGACGGAACTGTGTATAAGAAGTGGTTATACGAACTTTTGGAAATGACTACTGGACAGTTGATTAAACATGTGATGGCAAAGACTACCAAAAAGAAAGGGTATGAAAAGGCCGCAGAAGTATTAAAGACTGTTATTGACAGAAAGATGAAAGAAACTGGTGGTAAACCAAGACATAGCCTTGAGTATTATGCTGGACAGATTGCAAGAACCTTTAAAGGAATTGATGGTAGAGAACTTGCAAAAGTATATTCTGCAAAGTATGAAGCACAAGACCCAGACATTAAAGATAGAGAAGGAACTCAACCAGCGAAGTATTATGCAAAAGATGCCGAGGGTGACGATATGGCAAAGTCAACCAAACAGGCTCGTGCAAGACACTTTGAGAAAGGCGCAGAGAAAGATGACGATGATGATTCGGCATACAAACCAGCGCCAGGCGATAAGTCTGCAAAGACTAAACCGTCTGAATATACAAACAAGATGAAGAAGAAGTTCCCAGACTTGTATAAAGAGTCTAAGTTAGAAGAGGACGCAGATAAGTCTCTTGCAAAGAAAGCAGAGGCGTCTGGTATCTCAGTTTCGATTCTAAAACAAGTCTACAAGAGAGGAGTTGCCGCTTGGAGAACTGGACATAGGCCAGGAACTACACCAGAACAGTGGGGACACGCAAGAGTGAACTCATTCATTACTGGTGGTAAGACACGAACAACTGCCGATGCAGATTTGTGGAAGAAACATAAAGGTGTTAAAGAGGAAGACCAAAGAGAGATTGGAACTGATGCTCGTAGAGAAGCAACACAAGGTATGACTCCAGGCCAACCAATCAAAAAGTTTTCTGAGTTTAAAGAAAGTTTCGGACACTACCCAGGCCAAGTTGATGGTAAAAAAGACAAAAAAGAAGGTGATTGGGTAACTGGTGACCCTACAATGCCTATTGAAGTTGGAGATGATGTTTCATCTGCAATTGCAAATGCTAACAAAGATGTTGAAAAGGAAAGAGGAACTAAGAATCCTTACTTTGAATCAAACAACATCTATCGTGTTGGTTCAGAAAAGTATTTTGAATTCTTCAACGAACTCAGAGAAGGAGTTGTTGTGGGAACAAGTTTAGATAAGATTCTAATTGAAGAAACTGATATTGGAGAGTTCGCACAATACGAAGGACAACATGTTCCTTTGGATTGTCCTATGATTGAAGAAGAAAAGGATGTCGAACTAAATAAACCAAAGGTTGGAGGCCCTAAGAAATACTATGTGTATGTCAAAGACCCTTCAACTGGTAATATTAAGAAGGTTACATGGGGTGACACAACTGGATTAAAGGTTAAGATTGATGAC